GATTGCTTTTGGTATCTTCGCCCCAGAACGCCTGCCGGAATATAATATCAGTCTCAGTGCTGTTAAAGTGCTGGCCGTTGTCGTAGTGTTCTGTATCGACGATAAAGCGTAGAATCTTGTTCTCGCTGCGTAGTCTGCTGTTTTCCTCGGTCAATTTATCGACCAGATCTTGCTGTGTATGTTTTTCCATAGTTTATCTCGTTATCAATTTCGAGTCTGCTTGTATATTGGCACTGCATCGATGGAGCATCGTCCAATAAATAATCCAAGCGCTTTCTGTCTTTCCATAATTCAAATATTAGCTGGCGCTGGTGAGTGTTTAACTCAATCAACTGCTGCTTTGTCAACTCAGCGCTCATTGCTTAATCAGTTTGTGAGTCTTGTATGAGTATTTGTAACCAATCTCGGCGAGTCGCCTCTTGATCGCGCATGTTGTACACTTCATGCGATCCGCAACCTGGTTTATCGTCATATCCTTTTCGCTAATCATTTTAACGGCTTTAGCGACATTCACCTTGGTGGATCGTTTTGGATCGAGCTTGATGCCCTCTTTCTTCATCCAGTCAGAAATGCTTTTGTAAGATATGTTTCCAAGCGCTGCCCTGATGGCGTCCATTTTCATGCCCTTCTTAATCATCTTAGCAGCCTTGTGCGCCATCTCTTTCTTTTGCTCGCTTGTGTAACGAGCGCCAGTGTTTCTTTTCTGCTTATCATTGCTGGCAATAATCCCCATCTTTTTCATGCGCTCAAATCCTTTGCTTTTACATTCGGCAAGTAATTTGTTGCGCGCGATCATTGCATCAAATTCTGCTTCAGTTTGATGCTTCTGGAGCATGTCCAGAATGCGCGTTGCTTCATTTTTATCAACTTCTGTCATATATTGTTTCTCCTTCCGTATTCAGCGAGCAGTGCCGCATCGACAAATCCGTCAAATGCTATTTTGCAGCGCTCATTTCGTCGCCAGTCCTCGTCTGGCCAGATTTGCGTGGCAGCTTTCAGTGCTGCCGCTTTAGTGTCGTACTTACCGCTTGGCCGCGACCAAAAAGCAGATTGCCACTTTCTGGCCGCGACTGTGTGGTAGGGTAAACGATGAACAATGGTCAGCGTTTTAATAACAGCGAACGAATAGGTCATTGACCGCAGACCGGCAGCGCTCGGAGCATGCCCGCCAGGATCTTCAATGACTAGCACACAATCGAGCAAACCCCATGACTCGAAAATGCTGCTTAGTTTATCGATGTCGATTTCCCTGCGCTTTCCATTGCTGATTGTTGGCATGGCAATCTTATCCTCAATTTTTCGATCACTCATGCGCACAATCGCGCCGTCCAGCCCGCAGTCAATTCCTATGTATTCCATTATTATTTGGGAAAATTTATCACAATCATGGCGCCCATAAAAAACGCCAGAATCAGTAGTGCCAGTGTTTCAAACATTACTCGCGCTCCTCCTGTTGAATTAGGACTTTATCCTGTAACCTTGCAATCTTGGCTTTAAGGCCCTCAATGTCCTTGTTTAACTTTTCATTCTGCTTAGTAAGCGCATCACACGCTTTAGTCATTGCATTGAGGCCTCTGTTGAGAACCTGCTCCGTGTCAGCTTTATATACTGATGCCATTATTTCCTCCATTTTGGTGTTAATCAATAAGACCAGCCTCCTTGCCGATCTTATTGTAAATATTGCGATAAAAACGATCCTCCTCCATGCGCTCGTAGTGCCGCTTCATTCCATGCGAAATCGTTGAGCGATCTCTGCCGAACGCCTCACTAATTGAAGCATCGGTTCGCGACATGTATTGCTTCGCCAGAGCATAGCATGCGTCCCGGATAACAACCAGTTCAGCCTTGCGACATGAGCTTGATAGTTTTTTACGATCGCAGCCAGTTACTTTAGCCGCCACGTCTAGTAATTCTTTAATTGTGACAATCATGATCTTGGATCGTAGTTTTTGATGTAACGCCATAATGCGCACATTGACAAGAACGCATCGTACTCTTTCAGCAATTGGTTTGGCTTGTAAACAGCCGTCTCGATGCGTCCAGGCTCAGTCGTGCTTATATACACGTTGGCTCCGTAGCATCGATCCAATGCGCCAAAAGCTGCATGGCCATAAGCTGCGATCTGCATCGGCTGAAAGTCGTAGGGTGTAACTTTTTCGCCTTCGCGCGTTTTGCGTGTTTTGAAGTCGATGATGATGTTGCCATATCCGTAGTTCGCCAAAAGATCCACGCGACCCGCATAGCCCTCTGATTGGTTCACAACGACATCCTCGCGTCTGATGTTTTGCAGATTCAAGCTGTGCAGATACTCCATTGTTGGCTGCACATATTGCTGCAAGTCTGGATGGCATTGCGCGCCATCAAATGCTGCATCGATTGAATCGTGAATGCGCGTGCCTAAGTCTGCGGCCTCTGCAACCTCAGATCGACTGCGCTGCAAGATCCTGTCGTGGTATCGATCATCCGGCTCTCCATCGTTACGGGCTGTAGTAAGCGCTGCCTCAATAGCCTTGTTAAGTTTCCACTTATCCAGTCCGGGCTTTGCCATGATGCCGAAGATGGTTGTTACTGACGGCAGCAGCGTATGCTTTCGCGCATCGCGAAGCGTTGTGCTGCGCTGCCCTCCATCTTTTTTTAGCATGGTGTATGCAGGCTTGCCGTCTAACGTGTACCAGTGACTGTCAGACAAGTTTGATTCTTTTTCTAATATTGCCACAATAAAAACTCCATTAAGTGTTGGTGTTTAATCTGGATGCGCTGCGCAGCGCGCAACGCAGAGCCAGATAACAATCGATTTTTAGTATTAGAATGGGCAATCTGCGTCACTATCAACGCCTGGGCTCCATGCTGGTGGTGCAGATGCTGGTGCTGCTGCTGCTGGCGCTGCTGCTGCTGGCGCTGTTGGCGCTACGGGCGCTGCTGGCATTGCAGGAGCTGCTGGCTGCGAAAACTGCTCCGCAGGAATTACTTGAGATGTGTAATCAGCAAGCGATGTCTTAGGAGGAGCAATGCGCACAATCTTGTTGTACAATTTGCCCATCTGGGAAGTCACCTGCTCAATGCTGACAACAGCGCCCTTGCCTTTAAGCTCGCAGTAATCCCATCCCATCTTTGGTGGCTGCCCTAGCCATGAGCTTAGGAATTTTACAAGCGCGCTTTTGGGGCTTCCGCTGATCTTCATCTCAAAAGTCTGCACTTTGTAAAGCCGACCATCTTGAGCTTTAAATCCGAAAAGAAAGCGCGTCACGTCGATCTGCTCGGTCTCCTCGGATTGATACTTGCGACGAGTCACTCCAAACTCGTCTGCGACATCTAAGCAGGTCGCGATATATTCGCCTGCTGGTGCAACATCCTCAATATCAAAGCCGGAGGATGAGTCGGCTGGTGCTGTTAGTGTAGCCATATTATTTTATTTTATGTTTTATCGTTTTGCCATTGGCGAGATCAGTCGCGCCCATGGCGAGAAGTTGTTGTTTTACTTTTGCCCAATAAGCATCAGTGCTGCTGCGCTTGTAGCCATTCGGCCCGCCGTTATGGATGCGAGCTATGTCCTCGGCTGTGACATCTCTGCCAAGTCGTTGAGTTGTTGCATAGCGTTGCATATATGCTTCAAACATCTGAATGGCTGCCACTGCGTCAAATGCTTCGCGATGGCTCCAGTCATGATGTGATTGTTCGCTGGCATCTTTACAGTATGCTTCGCGGATCTGCAAGCACCCATAAGCTTGCTCTTTTTTATTCAGCGCAAACTCGTTGCCGCTGGATTCGATCATAATGATCGCGAGTATGAGTTGAAATGGGATCATAGGAATCTATTGATTAGAGTTACGAATGCCTTGGCCGCTGTCAATGGAACTACTCCGTTGCCCAGGAGCCTAAGTCTGTCCACCCGACTGGAAGACCCATTAGTTGCTCGACCCAATCTGGGTTCAGCTTGCCTCTCACCTTTTCGCCCAAATTGGACTTTCCCCTGTCCTTCGTTGAGTCCTTGTGCATAAACACCCTCGGTGTCGGCCACTGCTGTGACCCTTGGCTCTTCCCACTCTTTTTGAGCTTCGCCCGGTCTGGCTGGCCAACGATGGATGGGTGATTGCTCAAGCCCACCTGTCCGAAGTTCGGTTGGTTGCCTATCTTGGTTCCCTCCGCCGTTGTTGGGGTCGGCCAGTTCTTTGCTTGTGGCGTTGACCACGACTCTTGGCCGTTCCCATTTGTGTTGGGGTTCGCCTGGTCTTGAAGGCCATAGACCTTGCGAGGAAGGCTCACATCTCCTATCTTGCTCGGAGCGCAACCTGGGGTGTCCTTCCAGTCCCTCGCCCTTGCAGTCGGCCAATTCTTCTTCGCTTCCTCCGCTAGAATCTTGCCCCCCTTCCCGTTCGGTCTTGAGCCTGGATTGGCTGCCCTCGGTGTCGGCCAGTTCTGTGGGTGCACCTGCTCCCGAAGGTTGGCTGGTTGCGTCCGTCCCTTGCGGGTTGTCTCGAACTGCCTCTGGAGTGCTTCTGGACTCCTCTGTGCCATATGATCCATCGTGTTTGGAGTAGCCCAAGATGAAGACCCGCTTTCTCTGGTGAGGTGCGCCGACTTCACTCGCTGAGAAAATTCCTGCCTCTGCTCGGTAACCCAGTCCTTCCAACTCTCGGAGGACATACTGGAGAACCGACTCTCCATCGGCGGTCTTACTTGAGATAATTCCTTCAACGTTTTCGAGGAAAACAATTCGAGGTTCGCACGCTCTGATTCCGTCTGCGATGTATGGAAACAGGTGTCTCGGGTCTTCAGTTGCTTCACGCTTTCCAGCAGCACTGAAGGGTTGGCACGGGAATCCGCCAGAGAGGATGTCCACGCATCCACGAAACTTTCCGTATGGGAAGGTCTTAACGTCCGTGAACACAGGTGCTGGATCCAGCTCTCCCGCTTCCATCTTTGCAACCAGGTTCGCGACAGGGAATCCTTCCCTCTCCACGTAAGCGATTTCTCGCAGATTTGGGAGAACGCTTCTGAGTCCAAGCCCAATGCCTTCGTATCCGCTACAGAGGCTGAGGTGGTTGATTGTATTTGTTTCGGTAGTATCCACATTTAATTCCTTTCTATAGCGCGCAGTAAAAAAGGATGCCGACAAGAGCGCCAGCAATGATGCAGATGGGTAGTTGTAGGTATAGGTATTTATTCATATTGTATCTGGATTAAGTTCGCTCTCATGAGCTTGTGGATAACAATGCACACGTTATTCACCCGTACAAGCAAAAAGATGAAAACTTTTTTCACTCATCCCAGTCCAGATCCACGTCAACATCAGCATCGAGCCATTCGCGCTCATCCTCAATCATTGTAAGCGCCTCCTGGTACAGCGCCCGCTCGACGATCTCGTTGTTCCCATCGTGAAAAACGCTGCCATCGTCGTATTGCACGACGATGGCGTAGTTTTCAAACATTTCGCCCAGAATGGCTTTTGCCTTTTGCAATGCTTCCCATTCTGCTGTCATGTCTAAACTATAGATTATCAAGCGCCATGATGTCAATCGCTGCCGTCTCGATGTCCTCTGCGTCAATAATGTGGCAAGGAGATTCAATGCCATATTCGCTGGCATGCTCCTGGCTGTAGTCAAAGCCCTCGCGCTTCAGCTCAATAACGCTGCCACCCATCTCTTTGATCATCGCGACTTCATTCTCAAAGCGGCAGTCATCAATAATGATCTTATTATATGGCGACATCTCGATGCGCTTCACCATTGTTTTGATCCAGATCTCGTCGTGAATCGTGTTCCTGCCCCAGTCAGTACCAAGCGATTGCATCATCTCTCGCGGCGTCTTTCCCAGCCAATCGATCGGCTCATCTTTGAGATGAGGCTCGACCAAATATTTAAGATCAACGCCCATGCCCTGCATCATGTTGCGAATTGGCGCTGCAAATGATAAGACCTCAAGATCGTGCATCTTTCTGTTGATGGCGTTTGCGATTGATGTCTTGCCCACGCCTTTCGGCCCGGCTAGTGCGATGATTTTTCTTTCTTCTCTCATTGTGATATATGGTAATGGCGTGTTTTTAGACCTTTGTTGAAATCATACTCAAATGCGCTGGCGCCTTTCTGGCTGCCAATAAATCCTGCGCCTGCGTGCCAAGCATCAGTAGGACATAATGCTTCCAAATATTCAACCACAAGACCGCTCTGCTCGTCGATTGTTACCGGCGCGATGACTTTCTTATGATGAACATGGCCGCATTTCAAGTGTCTGAACTTTGTCTGGCCCCATTCTTTCGCAAACTCGGCAGCAATAATCATCGGCCATTTTTGCGCAGCGATGCGATCGCCGTGTGACCATGCTAGGAAGTTGTTGCCCCAGACCATGGATTTGCGAGGAGATGGCGACTGCTTAATCGTCACATGGTCAACACTGCTGTAATACGCCTCAAGCACGCGAGACAGCCAGACCTCTGAGTGCCATGAGTGATTGCCTTCCAAGACGACGACCTCGACGTTCTCGGCAATCTGAGACGCCACAGCTACAGCATCCACGCAGGCAGCGACCAGATAATCGACGACCCTGTGATAGCGAGTGTCAACGTCGAGGACGTGTCCGCTGTGTTCTGTTCGGTTGCTGCGATTGTCTGAGTGCATCATATCGCCACCGAACACCAGAACGGCTTTCTGTGGTCGATTTGCCTTGCTCGCCAGATCCTCGACGGCTTCGATCATGCGCTGCGCTGCAATGTCGCAGTCGTAGTTTGTATCAAGCGTCTCCTTCTCGTCTGCGTACATGCCGACATGGGCATCAAAAATATCCAGCTCAAACAAAGTATCGCTGGTGTCGGTCTTGCGCGCCCTGCGCTTCTTCACTTTGCCCTTGCCTCGCGCCTGGTCGCACAGCGCATCGACGAAAAGTTGCATCGCTTGCTGCTGTGGCTGTTGCCGGCGCCACTCTTGTATCACATGACCTTCAGCATTTAGCTGCACTGTGCTTTTGCCGTAGCTTAAATGTTCCGGTCGCGGTGCTGCGCTATTCCATGGAGCTTCGCCCCTTGCTTCAAGCAGACGTATTGTGCGCTTCAGATTGGCGCGGTCGCAATTTAATTCCCTTGCCGCTCCTGTGATTGATCCCGCCTTAAGATAGGCTCGGACAATCGCCTCTTGCTTCTCGGTCATGCTTCCTATTTATGCGCATCGCAATTTACTGTCAATACGCTAACAGTCAGATCTAATTACTTTACTTGAGAAGATCCGAAATAAAATCCGACGATGGCGAGTGCAGTCTGGCGGATCTCTGGCAGGATAACGAATCCCTGCACAGTTTCCCATCTGACGCTCTTAAATAGCCCTAGGAAAGCCGTTTGATTGATGCTGTATGCTAATACCTACGTCAGTGAATGCAAAGATGAATGGAGCGACTACGATCGCAAACATTGTGCATACGACTAGAAAACGGCGGACAAGTACTCCACCCTCGCGTTGAGCAGCCCGGTCAGCGGAGTCATCCGCAGCCGCCTGCTTAGCAATCATACGTTCAAAGATTGCCGCCTGACTCTGCATCTGAGTAGCGATCAGTTTCATTACTAACCGCTCACACCTCCGCCGAGCATAGCTATCAGTTCAGTTGTCATTTCTTTTTAATGATACTGACTGATACGCCAGTGCCAAAGATCCAATTGCTCCGCAGATCTTAACAACAATACTAGCGACGATATGAAAGTCCTCGAGATTCCAAGCAGTAAGCTCCGCAAGGAATACCATTCCCCAGATTTTGAAATGACCCATTATTTGCTCGTTCATTATACTTCGTCACTTTCTAATGGAGCATAGCTTTCAAACACTGCGTTCTCCTCGTAGTCATCGAGGTCATATTCCCGCACGTCCAATGCCCACTTGCCGTCAGCCGTAGGCACTGGAGCAGTCAGCCAGCGTGTGCCTTTGCCTTCAGTCCAGTAAGAGAAGTTCAGGTACTTGCCCTCCTCGTCAGCGCGGTCAATAGCTCCTTGTTCGGTTTCGTAGATTAGGTACATTAGTAAATGTCGTATTGATTGTTAATGTTTGCTTCAATGGCAGGACGATTGGAGGACTGGTCGTCGGTATAAAGAATAAGCTCCTTTATGCCTCCATTCAGTGGATTGACGCCACTGAGAATCGCATCTCCAATATCTAAGCGATTAAGAACCTCATCTCCAGTAGTTCCAGAAGTAGTAGTTCCATTTACACCAACTACGGAGTTAGCCCCATTGAATAAATCAAATCGCAGATAGTCCGTATCAACTACGTATGCGCTTCCTTCTAGCGGGGCAGCACCAGTGCCCGACGAGAAAATGGCGTGCTTGTTAGAGGAGCGGTAGTAACTTGCTTGTTTGTCGTTTGTTCCGTAGATGCCGCGAGTTTGCCCAGCGACATTTGTATTGCTTACGCTGAACATTGAGTTCGGCTGCGCAGAACTCGTCAAAGTAATTGTTTGGAACTGTTGACTCCCATCAAACTCAATAGCACCCAAGAAAGCGTGAGGCTGACCAGAAGTTACCTCGCCAACAATCTTAGGCTGACTTGAGGCAGCACTCTGCTCCGCGTCATTACCACTACCGCTCTGGTCGTACCAAGTCTGCACGAATCCGTTGACTGTATCGTTAGCAGCAGGGATGTCAGTAATGCCGTAAGTCTCACCGATGTTAGCCTCAATGGCTGTACGGTTGTCAGACTGGTCGGTGTCGTAGATGATGATTTCTTTAATGGCATCTCCGAAATAATGAGAGGCAGCTCTAGCTCCTAGCTGATTACAGGAAAAGGTTTTGCTGGTTACGTCATTAGTCGTGTCGTCAGCTGAACCATTAACGGCTAAATTGAATGTGTTGCTAGTGCGAAATACTGAGGTTGTAACCAATTCTCCAGAAATAAAAGTATGGTCAGTTGGACTAATGGTATATTGAGTTAAATCTTCGCTGCGGGACTGAAATCCATTAGAGGCGTAAGGACGAATAATCCAATGATTTGCACTATCGGCAACAATGTATGAATCTGCTGTTCCATCCCAAGCGTAAGTTGCGTTTACAAAAAAGTCACCACCTGAAAAGTCAATGTCCGTAAACCCAAGTACATCACCCGTTCCATCAAAATTCACCTCCCCTAGATATGTCCCTGCATCAACAATCTTAGGCTGCTTCGTAGGGTCAGTCTGAGTTGCGTCATTGGCTGGTGTACTGCCACTCTGGTCGTACCAAGTACTGACTGTACCATCCCGCGAGAAGGCTGCTAGAGAAATGTCGTAGTGATTAGCGATGTTCTCCTCAATGGCTCTGCGCTTTGTTGACTGGTCGGAGTCGTAGATGATGACTTCTCCTATTGTTCCCGTCATAAATGCACTATCTGTTCCTGCTGTATTTAATGCACCAATACTGTAACCGTGAATCGTGTTATTTGGAGCAGACCCAAGTGAGTCAGATACTACGTTTCCATTGGTAGACAATAAACGGGTTGAACCAGAGTGTATACCAAACAAAAGGTAATCGGTTCCAGCTACAATGTTTACGTCAAGTAACGCTGAATTAGCAGCACCAACTGCACTTAGCCCTGCGCTTGTTTGCGAAAGATATGACCTTTTATCTGTGCTATCTCTAGCACCAAGAATCATTTGTGTCTGGTCTACAACGTCCCAGTTAGCAACACCAATTAAGGTGGCTACATTAGGTGGAACTAAGCTAGTTTCCAACACATCAGCCACACCATCAAAGTTCAGACCACCAGTAACCAGATTCCCATCCTCAACAATCGTAGGCTGCTTTGCAGTATCCGTCTGCACTGCGTGATTGTCGCTGCCTGATTGGTCGTACCAAGTTTTGACGTGTCCGTCTTGTCCTATGATTTGAAAGTTGCTCACGGTGAAATCCGAGGGAGCGTCACCTTCCGAAAATCCAACATAACTATAAGACCCAGTAGCGGTTAAAGTAACCGTATGTGAACCACTAGTGGTCATCTCTAAACTGTTTGAGGCTGTTCCAGCCCCAGTTGTTGCTCGTAACGCAATTTTTGGAGAACCTGATACAACAACTATATCAAAAGAAACCTTTAATTTATTTCCAGTTACGCCTGAAGGAATTGTGCTAGTAGCAAAACCAGCCGTTGTGGTGTTAGTTACAGAAAAGCCAGATTCCGAAGCTCCGCTATAAGTTTCGTATCCATTGTTCTGGAATACTCCGTTTGATAAACTTGCCGTAACCCAATCCTCCAGCGTACCATCAGCAACCTCGGATGCAGTAAAGGATTTAACTGCGTCATCGCTTGAACGGTGCACCTCAACCACATCGCCAGTGTAGCTTGAGCTAAGGTTACGCAAGGAGTAAGCTGCTGCTGCTCCTGTAGCTTGGTCAAGGGGAAGCTCGTTGACGGTGCTTTTGTAGACCTTGAGGTTGGAGATTGTTACGTCAAACTTACTATTTGGTCCGCTGGAAAAGAAAATATCTGGAACTTGACCAAATGCATTGTCAACGGTTTCCAGTATATGCGAATTAAACCCTTCACTGAGCTGTTTAATATCAGAAGTATTGCCATCTAAAGAACCATCCCTTCCGTATAAAGAAAGTGAACTGGTTGTGAAGCCAGTATTAAGTGTACCACTATTAACCGTTACATCGAATGTAACTAGGTTTTTTCCGACCCTAAGGTCTTGCGAATTAACCAAGCGAACTTGACGCCAGCTTGCACTTTCGGAGTCAGCATTGTTACTTATTATCTGAAAATTCTGATTATCAGTAGGAATCAAATCCCAGTATGGCTCATTTATAAGCGTCTTGGTACTGGGTGTATAAAGTTCCCAACCTTCGACAAAACTCTCCAGCGTTCCGTCAGTAACCTCGTCAGCGGTAAAGCCCTCAGTCTCGCCGTCCACGTTGCGGCGTACTTCTACAACGTCACCAGTGAATTCCTCCTTCAGTTTACGCAGGGAGTAAGCGGCGGCTGCTTCAATCAAAGCACCATCGCGCTCACCTGTGTTCGTGTCCAGTTCCCGAAGGTCAAGCGGCAGCGTAGGCTGCTCATTGACCCAGCGAGCCATAGTCCCGTCACTGACTTCAACAGATGAAAAGTCGCGCTCTGTATTGTCGCTATCCCGGCGAACGCGAACAACTCTGCTCCCATCATCCCAGCTTTTAAGCCTGCGCAGCGAATAAGCTGCTGCTGCGCCCTCAAATTGATTGAGAAGCGGCGTCTTAACGCCAGACAGCGCGACCGGAGTCACAACGCTGCTGACTACGTTGGAAACTTGATTGGAGCCAGTCATTGGGCCTTACTGGAGCTTGGATGTCTTGAGGATGCCAGTGATGACAATGTTAATGTCTGGGGAAGTCGCGCCAGATAGCGTTAAACGCAAATCCGCTTTTCCGACCTCAACATTAAGCGCACCATCTGCGGTGATTGTCGCTGCATCTCCAAGTGCATTGGTAGCGGCGAACCATGTAGTGCCGTTATCGTAGCTTAATTCAAACGCCAGGCTGCCACCGCCGAAGGTTCCGAATGCGCCAACATTCAATTTTCCTTTAATTGGTAGCGTACCAGTCGAGCCGTTACTTGTGAGATTGTATGTTTGAGCCATGTTGATATTTTTATGTGATTGCTGTTAAATTGTCAATGCAAAGCATTGTCAGTTATTAGTGCTGATTGGTTGCGTACCAATTAAATCCGTCACAAGCAAGCAGCCAGCCGCCATATTCATTTTGATGGATATTTTCATCTGAATTGCTATTTAAGTGAATGTTTTGATTTGGCGTACCTTCTGCGTTCTCGATTGTTAATCTATTTGAAGTCGATGTTTTTACTACACTGAGCAACTGACCCTCGACGCCGCCAACTAGACCTCCGATTGTTATATTATTGCCGGATGTGTCGCACAGCAGAATGCTTTTGCCTGCAACATTCAGATTGTCGATAGGGCCAGTCGCAGTTACATCTAATGCTGTGCGATGCTTTGCGACTGTAACGCCCAGATCAGACGTTGTGAGCGCTTGTGGCACTTGTGCTGCTGCTGCCGCGAATGCTGTGCTGGCGCTCGCATATAATTGTACATCCTGCTGCGCAACAACTACATCATTGATCTTAATTTCAAGATATGCCGCCAGACTGCTTTTATCGCCAAGCGCCTGGATAACTCTGGAGTTATTTGCGCTGAGTGTTCCGCCCCAGCCGTTGGCGATTTGGATCCATGTGTCCTGGAAAATGAGTGGCTGCGCCGAAAGCTCGATTACTTGCTGCTCGCGCGATGTAGTGCTGCCAGCGATTAGCTCTGAGCCAATAACTGACGATTCCGGCGACAAATCGATGCTTGTGCCAGATAGCGTTGTTTGATTGCCGGTAAATGTATATGCGACGACATAACAGCCCTCGCCTTTTTTAGTAACCTCGACCAGTGTGCCGTTTGGACCCGTGTTGCTGTTCAGCGCATTCAGCGCAGCTTCAACAGTCGCCGAGCTTGCATCGTATGCGATCGCTGCGGTGGTATCAGTGCCGTCGGTCAGCGTGAATGTGCCCTGCGTTGGCTTCGCGTTGCGCGCTGATAGCGAAACTTTTACAGATACGCCAGCAGAGCCACTGCGAACGTCATAAGTTCCATCTGGATCGATTAAATACAGATTAAAGTTCTGCTCTGCGCCCTGCACAAATTCGCGCACCTGTGCTGGAGTTTGCGGCTGATTAAGTCCTGCGACGATTGCTTTGGTGATGCTTTGCGGCTCGCTGTTTACATAAATGTGAATGCTCATGATGTTTTATTTGTTAAATTTATCCTCCTAGCGCTCTTACTCTGGCTTCAAGTTGCTGAATCCGATCATTATAGTCTGGCACGTTTATTGTCATGCCATCAGAGGATTTTTCAATATATGGCGAAGAGTCTGGCACGTTGGTCATTCTTATTCTGCTCAAAGTGTTTACCTTGTCGATTAGTTGATTTATAATCGACAATCTTTTCGCCCATCCTGCTTTTGTTAATTTGCTAATCATTGTGCTTTTACTCTTATGGTTTTTTTCTCAAAAATATTTCCTTTGTAATGCCTAACATTACTCTCAACGATCAATTCTGTGCCGTTTGCAACGTAATTCATATAAGTAACACGACTTGGATCTGTTCCGGGAAAGTATATATAATTATAATAAGTATCACTCACATAATTTGCTTTACCTCCTACGAAGCCGGCTGATCCTAAATCGTAATAATATGTGCTTGGTGCTATATACACTGAACCCCATTCGCCCAAAAGGGTAATGCTAAAAACAGTATCTGGATTTACATCAGTGCCGTTACTTGTGCTGATGTGGTAACTGTAACTAACTTTAGATGTTACTGTTTTTGCCATAGATTTTCTGTAAACATTTGGCGCTTGATAATATTTTATATTTTCATCAAAGTTGTAATACCATCCTCTGTATTCTGGGAAGGTGTATGTGTATGAACTTTCCATGTATGTCACATTGGCTGGCTTTGTACCAAATGCCCGAGTAAATGTAATAAGTTCACCTTCATCTGATGAAAAGTTTTCGTCGCCCAAAAAATAAGCATTTGCATTTGCCGTAAATGGCAACTCAGTCAATCCTGCATTTGCTGCCGTATCCATTACTGCTGTAAATGCTGGCGCAGAATAATTCTCGCGCTTGCAACTGCATTTTATCTTGTACTCGACTGTTACATTATCCAATCGCTCTGAAAATGGATATTCAACCCATGCGTCTGTTGGCACGATTGCGGCAGCAGCCGTTGTATCTGATTCGTATGGAATGCTCATTGCGCTTTAACGTAAATGTTCTTTTTTACAAAAATATTTCCCTTGTAATGCTCAACATCACTTTCTGCCAAAAGAAAAGTCCCACTGTTTACATATCCTAGATACGTTGAGAAAGTGGGATTTGTACCCCAAAAATTAGCAGTTCCGATTCCCAAGTGATCTGATACATAATCAACATTATCAACGTATGGAATAGATGGATAATAAGTTGTATTAAATATACTATAAGCCCCACTTGATGAATATTGATTTATTTTGAAAACTTGATCTGGCGATAATCCCAATCCTTTATCTGTTCTGTAATAATAGTTGTAAACAAATTTAGCTGCGGCTGCTTTTGTTTGTGGCGGTCTAATATTATGAACAGGCTTTGAGCTTCTTAAATTTATAAGGAATAAAATATCCCAAGAAACACCACCTCCTGAATGCCAAAAACCGCGATAG